GGATCTAGATCTTCAGGAGAAAATGTAAAGCCTAAGTATTTGCCATCCCTCACCGTTTCTCCTTCATGGCATAACATAAATTTCTTTTCTGATGAAAGATTTTTTCTGTGCTCCTTCCACAAAGAGAAATAATATACACCATATGGGAACGATACAAAAAACCTATCTGGCTTAAGCCACTTGCTCAAAGCGCTAGATACATTGGTTGCAACTGACGCACCATGCAGCACACTCCAGCTTAGGCAATCTCTCTTGTTTCTATCTTTTTGAAAGATTGGGACGTAGTAAATAGGAATTGGCTTCTGGCTACCTCGGCGATCGTAGTCATATTTACGACTAACCCAAATTGGATCTTGAACATAATCTCCGAGCCTGTGTCTTATTAAAGGTTGCATATCATCATTACAAACAATCCAGATAGTTTCACACCCTGCATATGCACACTCAACAACTGCCCTTTCTACTGCCAAGTAGTTAGGCCCGATGGGCATCATACAGTCGTGCCATGGCATATTAAAATCAAACTCTTTTCCGTTAACCGGAATTATGCCCGCCAAATGAAAGCTCATAGTATACTTTTTTTCTCACAGGAATTAAGTCCCTGCTGTGTGTTTCTAGCACCGGATTTTTATGAATTCCTAAGTCCTTCATAATTCGAGTAGAAATTAATCTTGAAACTGAATCTGAGTACTCTGGATCTCTTAGTTGTTCGGTTGTTAATTTAGATTCTACAACCAAATCTTTATATTTTTTATTACCGTCGATTCGCTCGGAGAGATAAAAATAAAACTTATTACAAAAATTATCTTTTCTTTCGAAGATATCGTATTTGTGGGACATGCCCGCTCGAACGTTAAACCAATCAAATACCCTATAGTGTGTTGGCTTGTCCGAAGAGTGATCTATCCCGGAAATATTCTCCAAACTATGAAGGCAAGCTTCTGAAGCTTTAATTTGAGCACTGTGATTATTTCTTGTAATAACTTCAATTTTATTCTCCTCGATCCTTACGGAAGCCACGTCTAATCCAAAAGGGTTTAGGCCGCGCATCGATAGCTCATATGATAACGACTGCCACAACTCGTAGTTTGTTTCGCAGTCTAATCCCAAATCCTCATAATCACCGATTGCATCGTAAGGAAAAATCCCATCCACATGATTAATGATGATATGACTATCCGTTTTGTATGCTTGTATGAGAGCATCTAAAGTACCACCTATTACGACCTTGTTCCAGACATACGTATGTTTCTCAACAGCCTTCTTCACAACCATTATTCGCAATATGGCGGTGCCATCGTCTCAGGACTTTTAAATGCTTTGGCTTTTCTAAGCAACGGCCGCCTGGCTTCTTATAGCGAATGCCTGTGACCCATGCGGCGACCCAGCGCCTATAATCTGTTTTGTACCTGCACTGCTTGTCTACTTTTGGTAGTTTGCTAACAATATGCTTCATCCAGCCATGTGCTGCTTGTTCTGGATTTGTCCTATCCAAGCCAGGGTACATCTTCTCGTAGACAGGCCACATCTGAAGAATTCCAATAGCTTTAGGCGTTTTCTTGTCTTTGCTGAACTTTCGATCGCCTTTTGCTTTTGGGTTAAATCCTGACTCAACGCATGCGGCTGCTAAAAGCATGCCCTTAAGTTCGTTGGGTACATTATACTGCTTTTCTACTTTTATAAGAGTGTCGATGATTTCTGGGTCGATGTCTTCCCATTTTCTGTTTTTACAGTCGTACCTTGCGCGTTCGGCAACGCAACTGTAAATCCAATCTTCGCTCGACTCTCCGTAAAATATTCCCCCTGATGCAGTGATCAAGAGTGTTAATAATACATTGAACATAAATAAACCTATGAAAAATATCCTAAGACATAATTTTCTAATACTAGACAGTAAGTATTACCGTCAACAGAAATTTCCTCTAACATAGCATTGTTAACTAGCAGCTTGCTTCCTGGATCGGCATTTAAATTACAATCTTCTGCTTTTGCTTTTAAGATAACTTTTGCGTGAGATGGCTTAACCGAGTAATCATCTGGTAAAAGAATCGACGACTCGTCTTCTCCAGCCTCTTCAATTATCTGTACTAGAAGATGCCGGTTGCATGGATTCAGCGACATGGGATACCTCCTCTAAATGTTTATCCGTAGAATTCTTCATGTCATTCATTATTTTCTCTACAAGTTTCGAGAACTTTTTCTGAAGGAAATCTCTTTTTAGAGAAGCTTTCTTAAGTCGCTTCTCCTTTAGCTTCTTTCTTTGTCTCTTACTTATTTTCATACGCTTACAGACTTAGAGATCTTATCGTACACGTCCTGAAACTCTGCAAAATCGTCTCCCTTCTTCATCATACGATAGGCCTTGACGGCAAAGCGAAGCTCGTCCTTGGACAGCCAGGCATTCTCCACATAGTTCTTTTTCAGATCTCTGCGGTGCTCTTGGAAAGGCGCAATCTCGTCTTCAATCGCCTTGAAAGCCTTAATAAACTCTATAATATATTCGTCTTTAGTTTTAGCGTTAGCCATTTTAAATTCCTTATTTTATTTCGCACGCCCCACCTGCACAGGCTAGCTCGCCCTGGAGGTTCGTGTCATCTTCCTCTTCATATATTAAGGACAGATCTACCTTATTCAAGTTTTCAAGCAACTTTTCGTACTTTTCTTTAGAACAATCTTCAAAAGGAGCCTGGACATACGTATGATCGCTGTAAGGCAACACTGAAAGGCCGTTATAGCATACTCTGTTTTCCCACATCCATTCTCCAACATCAATCCACTCTGCGTCTTTTATAGAAATGGTAGCAGATACATTGTGCGTATTCTGCCCATTACGATGACCACTCTTTACCCACTCTGAACTGACTCTCTTTACTCTCTTCAGTAATTGCAGCGCGCTCTCATTTCTTGTAATAGAGCCGTAGGGGGCCTTCTGGGGCACCGAGATGACCGCCGTATCGTGCGGGCGAAAGTATTCATCTTCTACTAGCTCCGGATGGTTCTCTGACAAATACTGATAGATTGGCTCATTTTTGCCTACTCGAATTCTTCTTATATAGTATTCGCTATGCCATGCGTGAATCCCAGAAGAGGTACCTAGCGTCAGTGAGGTGGTGCCAGCCGGCTTGACCGTAGTGGTTCTAGAGGCAGGCTTCACTCCAATGATTTCTGCGACTCTTTTGTTTTCTTCCATGACAACGTTAGCTCCTGCTGCCATATCCATTTCTAGGACGCGTCCGGATGCAATACCTGTCATACTGACACCTATCAGCGCGTCTTTCTCCGTAGTTCTTCGCCAGATGTCTCTCAAATAATGAAAGTCTGTATACCCAGCTTGTAGGGTGCCAATAAAAGTTGCGGCTCGGCATCTGTTCTCATAATCTTCCTGAGACTCTATATCAGAAACATTAACCTCCACCAAATTGCAGAACTGATATGGCCGCAGGGCGATCTCACAGCACGGATTAGCTCCCCAATCCTTATCGTTCGAGAAATAGAACCCAGGCTCTCCCGAACCAGAGGCCTTGACGCGCTCCCAGAGGCTCATAAAGAAGTCTTTAGTGATTCTATGACGTAAGAGTACAACCGAGTTGTTTGCGCGGCCTCTCTGGGGATTTTCTTCCCACCAGTTTCCAGTCTTAGCTGCTAGCATCTCCTCATCGTGGGCGCTGAAAAGAGAAATCAGAGCAGCGCGACGGATTCCGCCTGCAAGGACGGCATCTGCGATGTGGCACACAATATCGTGTACCTCCATCGTCGATAGCTTTTGTCCATTCTCCTTGTGATCCAAGATGCCTTGAACTTTCAAGAGACACTCTTTTAGCGGCTGTGGTCCCGGGGCCTTACCGCCAGATGTGATGAGCTTTGTGCCTTTTGCCCGGATATCACTAAAATCAAAACGAAGTTTAGACCCTCCTTGAAAGTAGTTCTTCATCAGAGCTTTAACAGCGTCGGCCCAACCCTCAATTGAGTCGGCAATCAAAAACCTTCTGCTTCTATTGTTATTAGGCTTTTGGATCTCTGGAAGCTTTTCGACATGATGTTTTTGAACAGAGAACCCGACGCCGGTGCCGCCGAGCAAAAGAAACATAGTTTCGGAGAATGCGCGCCAATCGTCGATAGGAAGATAAGCGCAATTATAAATTCTGTTCGGAGTTACTTCAATTGGTTTACCACCAAACTGCATCGACCTCATAGATGGAAGAACCTTCTTATCAAACACAAGCTTGTAATTCTTCCGAATCTCATCTTTTAAGTGAGGGTACTTTTTAATATGCATATTCATATTTCTTCTTACCAACTCATCCCAAGTCTCTCTTCTATTTTTCTTCTCAAGAAATCTGGCATACTTCATATGCACAGTAATGTCTGATAAAATTTGGTTACTTAGTTCCATCTATTTTTCCTTTTTCATGTCGTTATATAATTTCGCTGCGTTCGAGAGAAGTCTTTTTTCTTCTTTTTCCTTGATATCTTTATTAGCGGAAACAATTGTTTCACCTTCAGTATCTTTTACTTTAATTGTAACTGTGCCTGGATCCATAAAGATAGGATATATGATACCGTCTGGTCCGTTTCTATTTTTTGCTATGAAAATTCTTCCAGTATTAGCTAACTTGTCGTCTTTTGTTCTAGACAGAGAAAAGATAAAGTCAGCAACAAAGCATTTGTTAAACGCTTCTGAAATAGATTCCATAGTAATTACTTCTTCGTTTAAGCCGGAGCGGTTTGTCTGAGAGGCTGTCCAAACTGGACATTCGTATTTCTGAGCCAAGGACCGCAGGTGTTCATAAATAGACTCTAGCTCGTTTCTTCTTTCTCTAAATTTTTCTGTGGGCGCTAATAGGTCCGCGTAGTCAACAATAATCATATCAATTTTTTTGTCGCGACTTTTTAATTTTTCTAAATGATTGCGTAAAGTATTAACAGATGCGCTCTTTGTTGGATACTCCTTGATAATCAATTCTCCGGGAATATCTAAGCAAGCTTCGTACACCTCCTCTTTTTTGGTGAACAGTTCTCCCAAATGAATTCCGCTGATCCTGCTGTCGTATCTTTGGCCGGTCCGCTCTTCGGACATCTCTAATGTATAGTGGACAACGTTCTTGCCATCTAATAAAGCGGAGGCTCCGAGGTGTGCGAGAGCATGTGATTTGCCTGCTCCTGTGGGCGCGATGACAACACCGAGTTCGCCCGAACCAAGACCACCTTTTATTGTTTCATTTATAACATCCCACCCTGTGGTAACAGGATTTCTTGTTTTAAGCTCATACCTAGATTCAAAATCTTTCTTGAAATCATGGCCGAAGTCGCTGTCGGTACCAAGCTTGAGAGCGCTGACAATCAAATTCTCAACTTCATCATAGGACGAGTCTTTTATCAATTTAACTGACTTCAACAAGGCGGTCTTGAGCTTTTGCTTTTTACAAAAGTCTAGAGAGCATTCTTTTACATATTCTCCGTCTTCAAGATCTTTAATGTAGGTGGCAGTAAGAAAGCTGCGAACCTGCTTTTGTACCGCTTCGTTCTCTTCTTCTAGCTCTGTAGAGAATATAGAGCTAAGCGCTTTCTTGGTCGGATGCACTTCATATTTCTTTCTATACTTGTAGATCTTCTCTACAAAAATTCTCAAATACTTAAGCTCAAAGAAATTAATATCCAACACCTCCTCCATTTGATCTGCAAATGGCCTTTCTTCGATTATCAATTGAGCAAGGGTCTCTTGAAAGTCCTTGCCGTATTTAGAGAAATCTACTGTGGTGTTTTTCATATTAAACCTGATCTATAATATAAGAACTTAGTCCGAATTATCCAGCAACAATTCTTTTAAAATTAGTTTGAAGCTCAAACCAATCAAAGTTGCCAAAACCGTCCTCGTTCATTAGTTTAATGATCTTGGTCTTGTTGAAAGAGATATCGGCGTTTTCAAGAATATTATTAATATCCTTTTTAGAGTCGATTGACAAAAACGGCACATAAAGTTGCATCATTTTGTAATTTCGTTCAACGATGTCTTTCTTCTCTAGAACATTTTCATATGCCTTGATTTTCTTTGTCTCTAGCGACTCCACGCAGAAGTCCAAAAGTTCATCAATAGTGTAACTTTTCTCTTCTGAGAGAAACGGGAACCTCTTTGCGATAGTCTTGAGGCCGACTCCACCAACACCCTCAAGGTTATCAGAGTTATCCCCGGCCATGGCCCTTGCCAAGGCAAAATTGTTAGGATGGATCCCAAACATTTCAATTAGAGAAAGCTTACTTAGCACTTGTTTTTGGATTGGGCGATATAGCACAGTGGTATCATCTAAAAGTTGAAAAAAGTCCTTATCGCTAGAGATTATAATCTTTTCCCAATCCTCATAATGAGGCGAGTTTTTCACATAAGAGATCACATCATCTGCTTCCGTGCCGGCATACATAAGCTGAACCACCGGCATATTATTAAAGTACTCTACTAGCCTCGTTTGTTGCCAGATCTTATTCTCCTGCTCCTCTTCCGGAGAGAGATTTCTTACCTCGCGATTAAGGCGGATTGGTGCTCGACCAGCTTTGTAATCCTTGAGAATCTTCTTGCGCTTGACCGAGCCTCCCGGTCCGTCCCAGCAAAAAATTATTTCATCTGGCTTGATCTCTCTACAAATCTTTTGGAGAGATGCAATCGTGCCTTTGAGGCCTCCGATTGGAAAACCGTTGGTCGACAACGAGGGGTTGACAATATATGATCTAAAAAATAGATTAAGCTGGTCGATAATGACCACGCGCTTACGGGAAGACAAAATATACTCCTATTTGTTTTTTCTTAAAAGTTCTTCTTTGTCGTAATCAAGAACTTTAAACGAGAAGACTGAGGGTAGCGACCTGATCTTCTTGTTTAGGAATATAATATACTCTTTTGTGCTTCCTGTCAAGGGTAAAAACTTAATTCTTAACCTAGAGATCTCTTTATAGAGAGATACTGGCTTTGAAGAACCAAGCATAGTAACAATAGTAACACCGGGAAGTGCTCTAATGTTAGTGAGGGTGTCCGTAATGTTCTCTTCTCTCTTAGTGTGGATGATACATTCTGCACGGATCATGTCCTTTTCAGACATTTGTTCAGATATCAACTGTTTTAGAGATTTAACATTCATACAAGAAACCCTAACTTAATTAGTACGTTGCAGCCTAAAACACTTATCTTTGTCTTTTGTGATAGCGCTTTTTGCTGCTCTTCTTTTTGCTAGATTTCTTCGACTTGTGGATATACCTCGTCTTCGAAGAATTTCGAATCGAACGGACGCGGTGCTTGTGCGAAGGCTTCTTATGGTAGCGTTGAGTGTACTTGTGCCTTTTCGCAACTCTCTTTGAGGTCTTTCGAAAGACCTTAGCCTTCTTCTTGTATGTCCTAGGATTGACATTGTGTACAAGAGGGTTAAATTTATACCTAACCTGTGGGGTTGTGATAACGAAGTCTAAATTACTATGATAGGTGACTGCGGGCTCATGAGATTCTATATCTATGTGGCCCTGTAGGTGAAAATGATCTAAATAAACTCTGTGGATCCATTTATATGTGTAATATTCGGGAGTTACATTCAAATACGTCGTATCGTGAGTAGAGTAATCGTAGAGCGTCAAGTGGTAGACCGAACATTGGCAATAAGAAGAATAAATCTTTTCTATATCAACGACCAGAAGATCCTCATAAAATACTTCTTGCTCATAATTGCCGGTATATGTTTCTTGTTCGTATGCCGTTGCTGGAACTGTGAACGCCGTCATTGCAGCCAACAACAAAAATGTAATACTCTTCTTCATGGTTTATTCCTCTTCTATATCATAAAAGCCAGATGCTTCGCCTTGCCTAGTATCAAACTTCCTGATTACTTCCTCGTCAATGAGTTCTAAGACTCTGTTTTTGAATTTTTCATCTTTTAGTTTTTCGGACCACTTAGCAGCTTGGAACTTTTCTCCTGTTCCATCTTTGTAGATAAGCTTAAACCAAGCTCCTGATTGCTCAATCGAGTCAGAAGATTTAACTGCTTCAAACCAGCTTTCCTCATCTTGAATCCCGACGTCTTCTCCCCAAAGAATTTTAAATGTACACTGCCTTCCTTGTGTCCCGAAACGACTCTTCTTTAAAGTTACTTTTACTTCTGAACCTACTCGAAATCCCTTATCATCGTACACAAAGCTTCCCTTCGCCTTCCTACTTGTCAGCCAAACTCTCAAGGAGTAGGCATAGTGCATCGCTTTGCCGCCTGGTGTTATATAGGGTTCTGTTAGTAATTCTGCCCTATTATTCGTAATATTTGTCTTTAATTGGTTCAAAACCAGAAAAGTCGAGCCAGAGTTAGCGATCGGAACAGTAAGCTTGGACATTCCTTTAGCGAGAATTCTAGCCTTAACTGCCATAGAGGACAAGGGATCAAAGTCTCCCTCTACATCGCTGACCGCTGGAGTCAAAGCTAGGCTATCCCAAATGAATAGATATTTGTTTTCGCCTGAGCCTAAAAGCTCCTCGATCGTCTCTAGTACGAACTCTACACTTTGAGCTTGGACATACAAAAGCTCATTAGTGTCGCAGCCGGCCTTTTCGAGAAAAGCAGAATCGATTGCTGATTCTGAATCAAAATACACTACGGTAATGCCCATCTTCTGTGCGTTGGCAGCGATTTGAGACGCCATATATGATTTACCAGTTGATTCCAAGCCAGCGATCTCTACGATTTTACCACCAGGGATACCAGCATATTTGCCTCTGCAGATCATACTGTCGAGCCAACGTGATCCTGTGGGGATCCACTCTGTTACATCAGTCGGGTTATCTTCTGATAGATCAAAAGCCAGCTCTGCGCCGGCCTTCTTGTTGATTAGTGATTTCATGTCGGAGATAGACAACCGACCCAGCTTCTTTTTTGCCCTAGCCATAATAATCCCTTATATAAATGATGAGGCACCTGTAATCCCGTGCCTCCCTGCGGATGGGATTATGCTCCCAGCAAATCAGAGAACGCCTTATCTACGGTCGTAGTAGTCGATCCGGAAGAGAACTTGGTGGTCTCAGTCGAAGCCTGCTCAGCGTCGAGATCTCCATTCAGATAGTCCTCCAAAAGCGTCCCGACTTCTTCAGGGGTCTTGCGATCGAACACCTGAGCAAACTCAGGAATAGAATCTAGCCACTGAGTAGAAAGCTCCTCATCTTCCGACAAAGCAGAAGAGCGGCGTCGAGGCGTTACGTTGGTCACAGGGAACTGTGCTCCCGGCGGCTTACCGTAAGTGATCTTAAGATCGGTACCGCTCTCGACATCAGTGATATCGCCGTAATCGGGATTGAGCACCAAGTCAAGAAGATCCTGATAGACGCGCTTACCAAAGCCCCAAATCTGCACGCCCTTCTCTTCCTCGCCACGTACGATAACGGGAGCAAAGAAGCGCTGGCGGGCCATCAGATTCTTGGCCATCTTGATGCTGTCCTCAGAGCGCTCGTTAAAGAGCTTGCGAACAAAATCATCAAGCGGATCTGCTTCGCCGAAGTTCTTCTTCGGACTCAGAAAACCTGGGGTTCGACCTAGGTTGTAGTGGAACCAGAACTCCTTGAAGGGGTCTCCATCGGAGGTAGGTACAATACGAATGGTCGTATCGCCGTCCTGTGGCTTCCAAAAAATATCCCGGTTGGGATCCTTGTTCATCAGCGCTGCGCGCTTCTGCTTC